CGGCGAAGAACTGAAACTGGAAGACTTCCGGGACAGCTACTGCGTTTGCGGCGTGGACTTGTCTCAGACACGTGACCTTTCGGCAGCGACGGTCGTGATCGAGAAAGACGGAGAACTGTACGTTTTCGCAAAGTTCTTTCTTCCGGCGGAGAAGATCGACGAAGCGACACAGAGAGATGCGCTTCCGTATGGAGCGTACATCCAGAGAGGATTGCTCCAGCCGAGCGGAGACAACTACATAGATTACCACGATGTGTTCGACTGGTTCCGGATGCTTGTGGAAGACATGCATATATATCCATTGGTTACAGGATTCGACAGATACAGTGCTTCGTATCTGGTGCAGGACATGAAGTCCTATGGATTTGTAATGGACGATGTCTTTCAGGGCGAAAACCTGTATCCGGCCATACTGGAAACGCAGGGGCTACTGGAAGACAAGAAGATTCACATCGGTGACAACGACCTGTTGAAGGTTCACTTGCTGAACAGCGCCATCAAGATGAGCGCAGAGCGTGGCCGGGGCAGGCTTGTGAAGATTAATCCGTCATACCACATAGACGGAACCGCCGCATTGCTGGATGCGATGACCGTGCGGCAGAAGTGGTATGCGGAATATGGAGAGCAATTGAAAAACTGAGGTGATGGGTATGGGGCTGTTTGATGTCATATTCAAGAACAGACCTAAAGAAAACGATAGATTGATCGACACATTCAAGATGCTGGACGGCTATACGCCGAGATTCACGAACTTCGGCGGAAGCATCTATGAATCGGACAAGATCAGGGCGGCGATCAACGCACGTGCCACGCACATGAGCAAGCTGAAGGTGGAGACATTCGGAGCCGCTCGTCCGGCACTTACCGGGAAGTTAAAGCACGGCCCGAACGAGTTCCAGACATGGAGTCAGTTCCAGTATCGTCTGTCCACGCTTTTGGATATGCACAACACGGCGTTCATCACGCCGATGTTTGACGATTACGGACAGGTTTCCGGGATCTATACGCCGCTGCCGAGCCGCTGCGAGATCGTGCAGATGAACAATGTGCCGTATCTGCGGTACGTGTTTAGCGACGGATCCAGAGCTGCGGTAGAACTTGCGCTGTGCGGAATTATGACGAAGTACCAGTATAAATCGGACTTCTTCGGCGAGGATAACGAAGCCCTGCGGCAAACGATGGATCTGATCGCCATACAGAATCAGGGCATCGAAGAAGGCGTAAAGAGCGCCGCCAGTTACCGATTTATGGCACGGATGACGAACTTTGTCAAACCGGAAGACCTTGCGAAAGAACGCCAGCGGTTTACGGAAGTGAACTTCTCACGTGATTCCAAAGGCGGCGGCGTACTGCTGTGGCCGAACACGTATCAGGACATCAAGCAGATCGATGTGAAACCGTGGGTGGTCGATGCGGATCAGCGCAAGGCCATCGAGCAGAACGTGTACGAATACTTCGGCGTGAACGAGGAGATTCTACAGAACAGCTTCAGCGCAGAGAAGTGGTCGGCGTTCTATGAGGGATGCATCGAGCCGTTCGCCATTCAGGAGTCGGAAGTGATAACGAAAATGTTATACACGCTCCGGGAGCAGAGTCAGGGCAACGGCGTGGCGGTCACGGCGAACCGACTCCAGTACATGAGCAATCAGGACAAACTGAACGTGTCTGCGCAGCTGCTCGACCGTGGCATCATGACGATCAATGATGTGCGTGACATCTGGAATCTGCCGCCAGTCGAAGGCGGTGACGTCCGGATCATCCGTGGTGAGTATTACAACGCAGACGAGAAAGTAGAGGAGAACAACGATGAAGGAAATCAGAGCGTTTAACTTTGATGTCCTTGCCGATCAGAACGAAGAGCATGGACATTTTCTTTCGGGTCGGCCGATCGTTTTCGGCCAGCGCACAAACGTAGGAATCTTTGACGAGATCATCGAACCGGGTGCGCTTGACTCGACCAATTTGAAAGACGTGCGGTTTCTGGTGAATCACAACACGGACATGATTCCGCTGGCCAGAAGCCGCAACAACAACGAAAACAGCACCATGCAGATGAGCGTGGATGCTGACGGCATGAACATCCGGGTCGATCTGGACACGGAGAACAATGCCGAAGCGAGAAGCCTTTACTCGGCGGTGGAACGTGGGGATCTCGATGGAATGTCCTTTATGTTCATCGTCGATAAGGATAGCTGGGACGATGTTGACACAGATCATCCGACAAGGCACATCCGGTCGATCCGGCAGGTCTTTGAAGTGTCTGCGGTCACATTCCCGGCATACAGTCAGACATCAATTCAGGCAAGGGGCCTTTCCGAGTCGCTGGACAGCGTACCGGAATCACTGGAGAGTGAGCGTGCCAAACGTGCCGAACTGAGACTGGCGAAAGAGAAACTGAAACTGAAAGCGAGGGTTCATCATGGAAGTTAAGACCATGACCGTTGACGAACTTCTTGCCCGGAAGGAAGAGATTGCGGCAGAGGTGGATTCTCTGGAAGACATCGAAACCGTACAGGCCCGGAGCGCCGAGCTTGACGAGATCTCCGCCGAGCTGGAAGCCCGGAAAGAACTGGCCGAAAAGAAGGCCGAAATCCGTGAAGCTGTCGCCGCAGGCGATGGCGAAGTGAAAGAAACCATTGAGTTCAAAGAAGAGGAGAGAAAAGAAATGTTTGGTATTGATTCTGTTGAATACCGTGATGCATGGGTCAAGAGACTCATCGGACGTGAACTGAGCGAAGAAGAGCGTTCCGCTCTGTCCGCCGCCGCAAACGTCATCCCCAAGATGACCGTGAACGCTGTCTGGGACAAGCTGGTCAAGCAGTCTGAACTGCTCGGCAAAGTCGATGTGACCCAGTTCCCGACCTATGTCCGCTTCCCGGTTGCGACCACCAACAACGCCGCCACTTCTCAGGTGATTGGCACTGCAATCACCGAGTCCAGCGACGTGATCGGTTATGTTGATCTCGTTCCCAACGAGTACGTGAAGCTGCTCACCGTCGGCGCTGACATCGAGCATATGGCTGTACCGGCTGTGCATGACTGGATCGTTGACAATCTGGTCGGCCAGATCCGCTATGCCATCAACAAGGACATTGTTGTCGGTTCCGGCACGAACGCCCTGAAGGGCCTGAAGGAATCCATCAATGCCGATGCCACGGCAATCCCGGCCACCGTGACCAAGGCCAGCATCCTTGGCATCATGGCTGCGCTGCCCGGCAACTATCAGCAGGGTGCTATCTGGATCATGACCCCGACCATGTTCTACGAAAACATCATGGGTCTGACCGCCCTGAACGACTACGTCATCAACGACGGCTTCCAGTTCAAACTGTTCGGCCACGATGTCGTTCTGATGAGCGAGTGCGAGATCTCCAGCAAGGAGACCATCTTCTACGGCGATCCGAAGGCGTACAAGGTCAACATCTTCAAGCCCATCGAAGTCAAGGCGTTTGAGACTGCCACCAGCACGAACTTCCAGTTCCGTGGCGCTTGCCTTGCCGACGGCGAACTGCTCGACACCAGCGCATTCGTAAGATTCGCCCAGACCTGATTTGAAAGGATGAGCGCATGAAAACGCTTATAGCAATTCCCTGCATGGATTTGGTGCATGTTCGTTTCATGCGCTCACTTCTGTTGCTAAACACCAACGGCACACAGGTCAACTACGAAATTGCAAGCGGTTCTTTGATTTACGATGCAAGGAACCGCTTGCTCCAGACTGCGATGAATATCGGGGCCGACCGCATCCTGTGGCTCGACTCCGATATGCTTCTTCCGGTCGATACGCTTCAGATCCTGTCGAAAGACATCGATGACGGCTGTGAAATCGTGAGCGGCATCTATCACCAGCGCAAGCCGCCTTTTGCTCCGGTCATTTTTGACGAGTGCTGCATCCGGACGGATGGAGACGGAAAGAAATGGCCGACCGCTTCCAAATATCTGGACTACCCCAAAGAAGCCCTGTTTGAGATACAGGCGTGCGGTTTTGGCTGTGTCCTGATGACCGTGGAAGCGGCGAAAAAGGTGACAGACCAGCTGGGGATGATGCCGTTCATGCCTGTTGCAGGGTTCGGGGAAGACTTGAGCTTCTGCATCAGGGCGCAGTCGGTCGGGCTGAAGATCTGGTGCGACAGCCGGGTGAAGTGCGGTCATATCGGATACAAAACATACACGGACGAAGACTACGAAGGAGAACAGTGATGCCAGCAACAACACCGGATCCGCTGCTGGTTGCGGCAAAACTGGCATTGCGGATCAGCACGGATGCATTCGACAGCGAAATCACTCGCCTGATCAACAGCGCAAAGCTTGATCTCGGCGTGGCCGGGGTCACTCTGCCGACAACGCTTGACGCTATTGTGACCACTGCGTGTATCACATACGTCAAAATGATGTTCGGGCAGGCAGACGAGTATGACCGTCTGAAAGCATCCTACGACGAGCAGAAAGCACAGCTTTCAATGTGTACAGGATATACCACGTGGGGTGGAGACGATGGACAGGTCTGAAACCATCAAACTGTTGTCCGTAACGAAAACGCAGGATGCATACGGCGTGTGGCGTGAGGTCTTGACAGGCAGGGATGTTTTCTGTCAGGTCAACAGCGTGACACGCTCGGAGTTCTTTGAAGGCGGACGGAACGGACTTAATCCGGAGTTCCGGATGACGATGTTCGTCGGTGATTACAACGACGAGAAAACGCTGATCTACAAAGACAAAACGTATTCTGTTTATCGGACGTACATCGGCAGGAACGACACCATCGAACTGTACGTGGAGCGCAAGGGCGGTTCAAACGGAAAGAAGGAAGAACCGGATGGCGAAGAAAATCAAGCCAGTGGATCTGAACAAGGCGGTTGAAGATATTCTGAACCAATACGGTGACGAAGTTTACGATGTCATGGGTGACTGCATCAATGAGGTTGCCGAAGAAGCGACAAGCCGCCTGAAACAGGTAAACAGTTTCGCACCGGGCGGATCGCCTACCGGAGCATACGCACAGGACTGGCTGAACGAGAAACTGGAAGGACAGCGACTCACAGTCAGCAGAGTGGTGCATAACGGCAGCCATTACCGATTGACACATCTGCTTGAAAAAGGACACGTCATCAAGAACGGAACCGGAAGAACTTTTGGACACACAGGAGCATATCCGCACATCGCTCCGGTCAACGACTGGGCGAACAAGGAACTGCCGAATTTAGTGAAGAGGAAGCTGGAGAAATGACATACAAAGAAGTGGCGACCATGATCGCATCCTGCGGCGTGGATTACGCATACGACCATTTTACCGACACGGAACATGAACTTCCCTTTATCTGTTTTCTGTACGGCAGTTCCAGCGACATGGCGGCGGACAACACAAACTACCAGAAGATCCGGGCGCTCGACATTGAACTGTACACGGAAAACAAAGATTTCACACTGGAACAAACCGTTGAGAACGTCCTGAACGAAAACGGTTTTGTTTATACAAGAGAAGAGACGTACATCGACACGGAAGAGATGTACGAAGTTATTTATCACACATCAGTGGCAGTGACGGAAGAAGCTGCCGAGGAAGGAGCAAACAATGCCTGATCCTGTTGAAAACAAAGTACGCTTCGGTTTGAAGAATGTGTACTACGCAATCATGACTTCCGGCGGATCCTACAATACGCCTGTGGCAATTCCGGGCGCTGTCAATCTGGATATGAGTCCGGCTGGCGACACGAACAAGTTCTATGCGGACAACATCGCATATTACGTCGGCGTGTCGAATCAGGGCTATGAAGGATCGCTGGAGATCGCCAAGATCCCCGACCAGATGTTTCAGGATGTCTGGGGCTACACCATCGGAACCACCAGCAAGGTTCTGACTGAGTCCGCCTTCACCGAGCCGAAGACGTTTGCGCTTCTGTTCCAGGTGGACGGCGACCAGAACAACGACTGCTTCGTGATCTACGCCTGCACAGGCGCACGCCCGAACATCGGGTCTCAGACCATCGAAGCAAGCAAAGAGCCGAAGACTCAGACGATTGACCTGACGGCATCTCCGAGATCTGACGGCAAGGTTTTTGCCAAGACCACGAAAGACACGCCGAGCGGCACTGTCAGCGGATGGTTCAGCACGGTCTTTGTTGAAACCACATGACGAGAACTGTCGTTATTGACGGCAGGGAGTTTCGGATGAGGGCTTCGGCCCTCACTCCGAGACTCTATCGTGCCTTTTTCAAGCGTGACATGATCCGGGACATGCAGAATCTGCTCACGGCGTACAACAAACTGCTGTCGCTGCCGGACGATGCCACGGAAGAGGAAAAGAACGAAGCGAATCTGGCCATTCTGGACTATCTGGAAGTGTTTGAGAACGTTGCGTGGGTCTTCTGCAAGGAAGGCGGCGAAGCGGTCGGAAACAGCCCGGAAGAATGGCTTGACACGATTGAAGGCATGTTCAGCATCTATGAAGCGATGCCGACAATCATAGAACTGTGGATTGACAACCAAACCACGACATCGTCACCAAAAAACCCGGCAGGGCCACGGTAAGAGAAGCAAACGGCGCACTGTTTATGCTCAGGTGCGCCGAGCTTAATTTATCGGATACGGCCCTATCCGGGATGACGATGGGCATGGTCTACGATATGCTGATCGAAAAAGGAAACGATCAGGAAGAGTATCCCTATAAGGCGACACAAGAAGACATTGACAACTTCTTTGGGTGATTTTTATGGCAGATAAAATCAGAGGAATCACAATAGAGCTTTCAGGCGACACCAGCAAACTGGTCAAAAGCCTGAATGACGTTGACAAAACCATCAAGTCCACGCAGAAGCAACTGAAGGACGTTGATCGGTTGCTGAAGCTTGACCCGAAGAACACAGAACTTCTCAAGCAGAAGCAGCAGTTGCTCGGCAAACAGGTCGAGGACACAAAGAAGAAACTGGAAGAACTGAACAAGGTTCAGAAAGAAATGGATGCGCAGGGCGTTGATAAAAGCTCTGCGCAGTATCAGGCTCTTCAGCGTGAAATCATGTCAACGGAGAACAGCCTGAAAGGACTGGAACAGGAATACAAGAACTTCGGAAGCGTGGCGGCGCAACAGGTCGCAGCTGTCGGCAAGCAGATGCAGGATCTCGGCGGCAAGATCGAAGGCGCTGGCCAGAAGATGAAAGGCATTTCAACTGCCGCCGCCGGACTGGAAGCCGCAATGGTCGGTGTCGGGTACAAGGCAATGACCACGGCGGACGATCTGAACACGCTTTCCAAGCAGACAGGACTTTCCACCGCAGAAATCCAGAAGATGCAGTATGCTGCGGATCTGGTCGATGTTCCGTTTGAAAACATCTCGGCAGCGCTGACCAAAGTCAAAAAGAACATGACAGGCCAGCCGGAACTGTGGCAGGCACTCGGCATCAGCGTGACGAATGTTGACGGTTCAGTGCGCAACGCAAGTGATGTGTTCTACGAAGCGCTGCAAGCTCTGTCACAGATCCAAAACGAAACGCTTCGTGACCAGGTTGCGATGCAGCTGTTCGGAAAGTCTGCTGACGAGCTTGCCGGGATTATTGACGACGGCGGCGCATCACTTCGTGCATACGGACAGGAAGCCGAAGAGATGGGACTCATCCTGTCTGACGAGGTTCTGGGATCGCTGAACGAAACAAACGACCAGATCGACCGGGCAAAGGCACAGCTCAGGGCAGGGCTTCTCCAGCTTGGCGCTACGGTTGCGGCGGTTCTTGCGCCGATCATCGAAAAGCTGGCGGAACTGGTGCAGAAGGTTGTCGAGTGGATGCAGAAGCTGACACCGGAGCAGGCAAGGCTCATCATGATCATTGTCGGCGTTGTGGCGGTTCTTGGGCCGCTCCTGATCATTATCGGGAAGATTGTAGGAAGCATCGGAACGATGTTGACATTTGTGCCGATGATCATTTCGGCCATTGGAACAATCGGGACGGCAATTACAGGACTGATCACGTTCCTTGCTGCGAATCCGATTGTTCTTGTCATCGCTGCGGTGGTTGCTGCGGTCATTGCGCTGACGGTTCTGATCGTCCGGAACATCGACACGATCAAGGCGGCGCTCCAGCGGCTCGGCGAGTTTGTCAGCAACATTTTCCGGTCAATCGGGCAGGGCATCGTCAACTTCTTTATGGGCATCGTGAACGCTGTAAGGAACATGGTAAACGCCATCTTTGGGTGGCTGCGGTCTCTGCTGAGTTTCGGGTCTTCGGTTGCATCCAGTTTTGGCGGCACGCAGTTCCACATGAGTGGCATGGCGGTCGGCGGAACAATTTCACGAGGTACGGCGCTGGTCGGCGAAAACGGCCCGGAGCTGCTGACGATGGTCGGAAACAAGGCTCAGATCACGCCGCTCACCGGAAGTCAGGCACAGAGCGCACTGTCATCGGTCGGCGGCAGCGGCAAGACGGAGATCAGCATCAACTTCACCGGAAGCCTTGCGCAGCTGGCGAGAGTGCTTCAGCCAGAGATTGCGGTGGAGACAAACAGGCGTGGGCCGTCGTTGGTGAAGGGGTGATTGCATGACGACAGGGATCACAATAGACGGAATCGACTACAACATCCGCATCAAGTACGAAACGCTGCGCAGGGCTTTTGAAATTACCGAAGGCCAGAACAGCGGAACCGCATTGGACGGCACGCTGATCCGTGACATCATCGGGACGAGTTACAGTTACCAGATCGACATTGAACCGGATCCGGAAGATCCGAGCGACTACGATGCCTTTTATGACCTGATCAGCAGTCCGGTCGCATCGCATGAGGTGAGCTTCCCATATGGGCAGGAGACAATCACATTCCGGGCGGCTGTGGAAAGCGGCGAAGACACTTATCGTGGCGTTATTGGCTGTCAGCGCCGCTGGAGCGGTCTCAGCATCGTGTTCCGTGCCTTTGCACCGCAGAGGAGATGACATGAACAGGATCATCTATATCGGGGAAGACATCAACGAACCGCTGTTTACGTTCCGGGAAGATTCGATTGTCTCTGCAACGATCAACACTTCGGTGGATCTGCTTCAGGCAGAGCTTCAGATCGACACCGCTGAAATAAGGGTAAAACACAACGACGAGAATAACACACTGAAGAATCTTGCGTGGGAGACTCCGGTGTGGATCTGCTCCGGAGCGAATCTGGAAGGCAAGTTCTACACAACAAGCGTGAAGCGTGTCGGCCCTGATCAGTACGAAATCAGCACGGTAAGTTATATCGGGTTTCTGGACAACGAAAAGTTTTACGGCGGCGTGTACGATAATGTCCGGCTTCCGGTCGTGATCGATCAGATCGTCAGAACGGACGGACTGCGAGTTTTTAACACGCTGGCATCCTTGAAGATCGACAGGGCAAACTCTGACGGTGAAATCAGGGGACAGCGTGGCGACACGTGGTT